TAATTGTTTGTAGGTCTTAATATAACATAAGGGATTGAATATGTTCTCCCCCAAGCCATAATTAATTGATCAGCTGCTGCTTTAGTTGCTGAATAAGGATTTGATGGTTTTAATATATCAGTTTCAATATGTTCTCCTTCTGTTATATCTCCATAAACTTCATCTGTAGAGAAATGTAGTAAGGTTGGTAATTGGGAACTTTCAGCTCTATAATTTTTTATTAATTCTAATATATTATGTACACCATTTATATTTGAAGTTAAAAAATCGTTACTTTTAACAATTGAATTACCAACATGAGTTTCTGCTGCAGTATTAATAATATAATCACATTCATATAAAAACTCAATATCATTAATATCTTTATCTTCAAATACAAAATTATCATAACCATAAAATTCGTCTAATAAATGTTTATTGGCGGCATAAGTACATTTATCAATACCTCGTACATGCCATCCTTTGTTTAAACAAGAACGAGTAACATGATATCCAATAAATCCTAAACAACCCGTTATATAAACTACTTTTTTCATATTAATTATCTATATTTATCCAACTTGGTGGATAGTAATTACCATTAATCCAAGAAGATTGATGGTCTTGTTTTAACCAATTAGTGGGACATATTATTTTTTTATTTTTATTTTTACTCAAATAAGCACCCCACCATGAATAAGAGCTGTTACAAGTAATATGATGATCACATAAACTCATTAAGGCTAAATCTTCTTTTTCTGAATCAGTACATACTTTATCTCCTCCTTCGGGGGTGACAAAATATATATTATCTCCTTCAAGTAAGTTTTTAGCAAATTCTATATCATTAGAAAAAACTACAAAATTATAATCTTCTGTGGGCATAAATTGATCTACTATTGCTTTTGTATAATATTCATGATCCAATATACAAAAAGAAAAGTTAGATAACAAATAATCCCCTCTTCTTATATGAATACTAACAGTAGGTTTATCATTTCTAAAATATTTTTTAATATCTTTCATTCTTTTAGTTGATTGATTTTGAAGGTTGGGAAGAAAATCCCATTTTTCTACTTCTTGTCCTATAGAATCATACCAATAAGAATATAAATCAAATCTACCTATTAAATTGTAATTAACCCCAGATTTTAAATTAAATAAAGTTTTATCATATCTAGTAGTATGAAAATTAATAGATTTATCTTCAAAATTATTAAAAAATTCTAAAGGTTTTATTTCATATTCCTTTTCTAAATCTAATAAATCAAAAATTCTAATTTTAGTTTGAATAGGTTCTTGGGTTGGAGGATATTTAGTTAAAATTCCCTCAATATTTTCTTTTGAAAAAACTATTTTTAAATTATTAGCTCTTGCTACTGATAAAAGTCCTGAAAAGATTTGGAGTTGAGAGCATAATCCCCCAGATGACCCCATATTATTTAAAGTTATATAATTAGTCATTTTTATATATTTCCATCCAATAATTAATCATTTCATCCATCATACTTTCAAAAGTATATTCAGGTTTCCACCCTAATTCTCTAATTTTAGTTGAATCTCCTTTTAAATATTTTAACTCTTCAGGACGTAAGAATTTTTGATTTTGAACTACAAATTTTTTATAATCTAAATTTAATTGAGAAAAAACATAACCACACATATCCCTTACTGAACGAGTTTCTCCTGTTGCTACAACCCAATCTCCAGGATGTGGTTGTTGTAAAATTAAATGCATAGCACGAACATAGTCTTTTGAATGTCCCCAATCTCTATAAGCATCTAAATTTCCTAATTCTAATTCATTTTGAAGTCCTAATTTAATTCTAACAGCCGCTTTAACTACTTTATTAGTAACAAAATTTGACCCCCTACGAGGTGATTCATGGTTAAACAATATACCATTTGAAGCATGTAAATTATATGCATTTCGATAATTTCTTACTATATTATAACCAAATACTTTAGCACAACCATAAGGTGAAACGGGTGTCATTTTAGTAGTTTCTCTTTGAAAACCATCTTCATCTACGGAACTCCCAAACATTTCAGATGACGATGCTTGGTAAAATTTAGCATTAGGACAATTATTACGTACTGCTTCTAACATATTTAAAACTCCAATAGAATTAGTTCGTGCTGTATATTGAGGAATTTCATAACTAATCCTAACATGGGATTGAGCTGCTATGTTATATACCTCACCAGGATTAATTGTTCGTAGTAGGCGTTCAATACCAGGAGTATCGTTTAAATCACCGTAAGATACATGCAATTTTGGGTTATTTCTAATACCATCTAATCGTGACTGTTGATGTTCTGGGGTAGAGTTTCTTCTAACTATACCATAAACTTCATAATCTAATTTTAATAGGTATTCTGCTAGATAAGAACCATCTTGCCCTCCAATTCCAGTAATAAATGCTTTTTTCATAAACTATTTTTAAATATATCCATTTTTGTTAAGTCAGGCCAATCATATATAGACCATTTTTTAGGTGGTGTGTTAATTGCTTTTTCTAATTTATTTAAACCATTTTGTGCTGTTTCTGGTGGCATATAATAGTGATAACCCATTGCGTTTATATCTTGATCTCTCCAAGGTATATTTGGTATTCTACCATCATAACTCATTTTTTTAAGTTCAGCAGCTATTTTTTTATTATCCGTTAATATAATACCCCCCCTACCAAGAGACAAATGTTTTTGGAATTGAAAGCTAATACACATAAAAGTACCTGGTATATAGGAATTTTCTCTCCATAATACTGCTGCATCTATAATGTTAGTATCTTCAATCCAATAAAACTCATCCCATTTATCGTCTTTCCACTTTAATTCAATATTTAATTTATTAGCTAACATTGGAACTGAAAGGTATGTTCTTTTAGGAACTGTAATTGATTTTACATCTTGTTGTCTTAGACATAATTCAATACCATGAGTACAACAATCTACTGCTATACCATAAGGAGCATTAAAAAATTTACATATTTTATTTTCAAATTTAGTTACAGTATTAAAATTCATTTTATTTATTTAAAAATTTTTTCATTGCAATATTATTTACTTTAAACCCATTTTTAGAATAAAAATTAATTAATGATTTTTTACAAAATAAAGTTATTCTGTAGCATCCTTTTTTATTACCTATATTAACTAATTCTTCAATTAATTTAGTACCAATTTTTTTGTATCTAACTTTATCACTTACAACAATGTCTTCTATATGTCCAGAAATCCCCCCTCTAATTTTATATTCTAATACTAGACTACCATAAGCAATAACTTTATCCTTATATATCCCAACTAATGATTCAGATGAACAAGATAAAAATAAATTCCAACATTTTTCTTTATCTCTATTAGAATAATCAATTTTAGTCATTTGTTGAAGCAATAAAAAAACTTCATCTATATCGTTTTTTTCAACAGGTCTAAACAATATATTATTCATCTATAAATGTTTTATCTAAAGCCTGACCTTCATACGGCCCTGTTTTATATTCATAAACTAGAGTATCATTTTCAAGGATTTCATAATTATGTCCTCCTTCTAATGTAAAAGAGGCATCACCTTGTTCTAATATAGGTTCTACTAATATAGTATCATCTAAATCATAAAATATACATTTAACTTTACCTTGAATTACTATCCAACTTTCCTGAGCAATAACATTTCTTCTTCTGTTTTTAAATATATGTTTATGAGGTTTAAAAGTTTTACCTTTTTCCATATTAAGATGAGAACATTGTATAAAATGTTCTTCTGGAACTATATCTTTTCTACCAGGTTTTAGATCTTCTTTTCTTACTACCATATGTAGCAGTTTTTTAGGGTTTACTTTGGAATAATATTTAATCATTTATTAAAAAAAGTTTTTATTTTATCACAAACATAATCAACATCTTCTAAATTCATACCATGATGAGCACCTAATAAAAAACCATTTTTCATTACTAGGTCTGCATTTTTAAAATCTTGTAAATATTTTCTATAAACTGGGTGTCTAGTAACATTGCCCGCAAATGTAACTCTTGTTTGAATATTATTATCTTCTAAAAAATTTAATAATTCTAATCTACGTTCCGTTTGAAGTGGTATTGCTAACCAATTAGGTTTAATACTATCATTAGGTAATATTAATTCTTTAACATCTTTAAGATTTTCTAAATAACGTTCAATATTATCTCTACGTTTTTGTTTAAATGTTTGAAAACGTTCTAGTTGTACTAAACCAAATGCTGCACTCATTTCACTACATTTCATATTATATCCTAATACACCATATAAAAATTTGTAATCATATGGTAAACCATCAACATCATGTGCAAATCTTTCATCCATGTTTTCACTGTTATCTCCTATACGGCCCCAATCTCTATACTGTAATGCTTTTTTTACATGTTTTTTATCATTAAACATTACCATTCCTCCCATTCCACCAGCAGTAATAACATGAGAAGCATAAAAACTTGTTGTTGAAACATCTGATTCTTTTGTATAAGTTACAGTATCTGCTGAATCTTCAATAATAAAAATATCTTCTCTATTAATTTCTATTAAATACCTTTTTAATTTATCCCAATCTGGTTTATTCCCAATTAAATTAGGAACCATAATTGCTTTAGTATCAGGTGTTATTGCATCTAATATATCACTAATGTCAGGAACATAAGATGTTAAATTAGAATCTATAAAAATAGGTTCATATCCTAATTGTATAATAGGAGCTAATGTTGTTGAAAAAGTTAAAGCAGGTGTTATTATTTTGCTTCCTTTAGGTAAATCTAAAGCTGCTATTGCTAGTAAACAAGCAGAAGAACCTGAATTTACAAATACTCCATATTTTTTACCAAATTCTTTAGCAATTTTTTCTTCAAACTCTATAGAACGAGGCCCAAACCCAGCTAACCATCCATCTCTAAGACATTGTTCAACAGCTTTTATTTCTTCTTCCCCATAGGCTTCTAATTTATTGGGAGCGTACCAAATTTTTTTCATAATTATAAATTATTTTGTTTAATTAAATCTTTCAACTGTTTTCTAGTAATAGTACCAATCTTATCTTTAACATTAAAAAATATTTCGTTTTCAGAAAAATCAAATTTATTTAATGTATAAAGTTCTCTTTCTAAACTTGCTTCAGATTTTTTAGATATTTTAGATAAGTCTTCTATAAACTGTATAAATTGATCTACTGGTAGTTTTAATACCCCATAGGATTCCATAAATACTCCATCTAAGTAAAACCCATCAGAGTTTCCGTTTTTAAAGTATATAGAAGTTATTCCTTCTTTAGTGGATATGTTAATACCCTCTTCTTTGTAAGTTTGACTCCAGCTTAAAGTAGTAAATAGTAATAGAAGTAATGCTGTTTTTTTCATGCTAATGTATCGTAGTATTTATTTTGTTTTTCTTGTTTGTTTATTGTTTTAGGGTGATATAAAGCTAATCCTTCTTCTTGAGGTAGAGCAGCATAAGTTTTAAACCCTTCTAATTTTTCATGTACTTTATTAACCCATTTTATTTCAGGTTTATTTTTCCATACTCTCCATTGATAATCAGGCCAATTGACCCAACCTTTATCATTTATATTCCATCTCCATTTTGTAATATGTTCCTGAGTTAATCCTTCTACGGTATTAACTCTAGGTACTAAATAAACTTCATTGTCAGGGTTGCATTCTAATATAACTGGAAGATTAATTAATAATAATTCATTAGGCATTTCATCAGCATCAATTTGAAATATATAATCCCCATTACAGTATTCTGTAAGTTGGTTTTTCCAGTCAGCAAAATGATTATTAAAATCTAATCCTCTCCAAAACTGAATATTAGGGTATTTATTTTGTTTAGTAAGCCAACTAGCTATTTCTTCATTTCCATTTTTTTGGTCATAAAGTATTACTACTTCATCTTGTTGTCTTTTATTTTTTCTAAGGAAGTTAACTAATTTTTGAATTTCTATAAATTCATTACAAACAGTAACGGCATAACTTATTTTCATAATTTAACTAGGTAATACCCCAATATAAGAAAGAGCTTCCATAAAATCACGTTCTTCAAAATGTTGTATAGTAGACATATCGGGTTTAAACTTTTTATCTTTATATTTTTCTTTTTCTTCATCCTTAATAGGGACAGCTTTAACTCCAGCCCATCTCCAATTATTTTTTGATGTACCATCAGCGAATACCATTCCCTTATCTTCTAAATTAATTGTAGTAGGCATCCAAATTTTACCCGAATCTTCTTCTTCATCCATTAATTCTTTATGTAATTCAGGTAATAATCCCATTTGTTCTATAAGAAATTCACTTCCACTAACCATAATAGAGTTTGATTGAAACCCACAACCATAACACAATTCAATAGTAACATCTTTAGTTACTTCTTGACTATAGCAGGCATCAGACCCACATCTAGAACATTCTTTTAATGTATCAAAATTCATATTATTTTACTTTTTTTAATTTAGGAAGACTAATTTTAGGTATGTTAAGTTCTACTTGTTTTGGAAAGTATGGAAGGTTAGAAGTAAGTAAATTACTAATTAACTTTTTCATTTTATTAAAACTAAATTTATTTTTAGCATGTTGGCTTTGTTTAGTAGTTTTCTTAAGTACTTTTCTATAATTCTTAAAAATTTCTTTTAATGAAGAACCAATATGGGGTTCATCAGGTTTAAACCAACTAGATTCTGCTATTAACCATTGGTTAGCAGCGCTAGGGTGTATTTTTTCTAATTTTCCAGGAAGTAAAAAATTATATTTAGGATGTAAAAAATCAGTATGTCCTGACCAACCAGAAACCATAATAGGTTTTCCTGTTAAACTAAATTCTAATAAAGGTCTACCAAATCCTTCACCCTTAGTTAAACTTACCATTGATTTTACTTTAGGGTGATTATATAACTCATTCATTTCACTATCGGTTAAATCCCCATTTAATAAATAAACACTAGCTTTATTACCTTTAACAGTTTTTCTGATTTTTAATATTCTATCTAATAAATCTTCTCTACTCATATAAGAAGAAACACCATTTGAAGCTTTTAATATTAATGCAGGAGGGTTTAATTGGTTCTTAAATGTTTCAAAAAAAGCTTTTATTAACAAAGATACATTTTTTCTATCATGTCCAAATTCTCCTTGCATCCAATGTCCTACAAATAAAAAACAAAATGATTCTTTTATTTGATCTAAATTAATATTTTTAATTTTTGATGAAGGAATTTTTTTATAGATATCTAAATTTGCCCCTTCAAATACAACATGAATTGGTTTTTCAATTTTTAATTTACCTTCTACTTGTTGTGTTATTTTATTTTTTCTATCATATATAGTACTTTCAAATACTTTTTTAGCATGATTAGAAGAAACCCAAGTTTCATCTATCCTATTAACCCCTTCAATCCATTCTGCTTTACACATTGTAGATTCAATACCAGCAGTACATCCTATATTATATTTTCCTATACGTTGAAATTCATTAGGAATTGATATTTGCATCCAAATCTCAGGTTGTGTTTTATTCCAATCTGGTTTGCAAGTATGAGCCATTAAAAACTTCCATTCAGGGTGATCGTTACAAAAACCCCAAGCAGTACCCCCCCACCTTTGGGGTAATAGTTCTACTTTATATTTTTCTAATTCAATAATAGCTTTTACTAAATCTCTACTACGTGCCCCATATCCTGAATAGGTATCAAAGGGACATGATATGACAAATCTTGGTTTACTCATTAATATAACAATTTATGGGTTAAAAATTTACCTTTATACTCATTGGTATTTATTAGTTCATATTTTTCTCTAGGTTTCCAAGTACTAAATAATTCTGTAAATGCTTCCATTACTCTATATGCCTGATGTTCATGTGTGAATCCAGCTTCATCAGACAATGCCCATTTTCTTCCTTTTAGACCTAATTTTTTTCTTTTAATTCTTCCTAATTTATACACTTCTACTAACCTTTCAGTAGCATCTTCCCATCTACACCTGTCATCATAGATATAAGGGGTTGCAGGTGAACCCTGTATTGATCTAGAAGTTGGATAACACGGGAAAGCCCACTTTCCATGTTTTTTATAAGTGCCTTTATGATTAGATGGAAAATTACTATCAAAATTAATCCAATTACCTTTTTTATCTTCAAATCTCATTTGATCTTGCATTCCCCCAGTAACATTAGCTATAATAGGAGTTCCTGCTAATATAGCTTCAGTTAATGATAACCCCCAACCTTCATTAGAAGTTAATAACATTTGAACATCTGCTATATTATAATAATAATTTAATTGATTAATAGTAAGTTTTGAGTGAGAAAATATTATATTATCTTTATAATTTTCTTCAAATAAATATTCTCTAACTTTTTCTAAATCTGTTCCATGATTTGTAACTGCCTCAGTATGTAATATCATATAACAATTTTTAGATTCTTCTTTAGGTAAAGTATCTAAGAATCCTCTAAAGGCTAACATAGTATCAGGAATTTGTTTTCTTCTAATATTCCTAGAATTAAAAAATGCTACAAAACTAGGGTTTTTATCTTTAAATATATTTTTTTTAAACTCTAACATTTTAGTATATTCTTCATCACCTTCTTTTAAAGGTTTATAAACATTAGAATTTAACCCATGTGGGATATATTTAAATATTTTATTTTTTCCAGATTTTCCTAATACTATTTTATTAATATTAACAGTTTGTTTAGATATACCCATTAATAAATCACAAGATTCATAATATGCTTTATTATACAAGGGTGCTGGGTAATCATCCCAAATATTTAAATAAGAAATTGGAATTTTTGTTCTAATTTCGTTTTCAGCATTAAATAACCAAGTAAAATATCTAGGGTCTGTTATTAATAATATAGCATCAGGTTTTTCAATATTAATAATTTCTCTAACTAATTTTATATCACCATAACCATTGGCGGGGTATAAAAATACATGAGAATCATCAATTTTTGATATTTTATTAGTATCTTGGGATAAATCTAATCTTTTTCCTGATTCTGGGTGTTTAATAGCACCTGCTATTTGGCACCAATTAAAATGATGAGCAGTATGTACTACTATTTCTTTTGCAACTGTTGCAACTCCAGAATGTACTCTAATATCATCACAGATTAATAATATTTTCTTCCTTTTATCTTTTGGAAGATATTTAAAACTCTTATTCATTAATTTTTAGGTTTAAAGTTCTAAGTCTGTTTGATTTGTAATTTGTCTTCTAAAATTTTCATCTGTAAGATATAAATAAATAGCTCTATCAGATAGTTTTTGAAATGAAAATTTTCTTTTTACACATTCAATTTTAAAATTTTCAAACAAATTACTTTTGACTTTAACACTGGTAAGTGTCATTTCTTTTTTTACGTTCATAATCTTTATTTTAATAACATTATTTAATATAAATATATACAGAGGTTAGTAAATTATACCTTCCCCACAATTTTCTTTATCCTCTTTATAAGGACAAAAAGTACAGTTCCATTTAGAAACAGACTTAGGATATTCTATATCTTTTATTTCTCCATTTGAATTAAAACATTCATTTATAAAACTATTCATAGCTTTTTTTGCTCTTCCTAACTTAATTTTTCCACTAGGTGGAGTAAATGTTTGTACTCTATGAGCCTGATAAGGTGACATAAGTTTTTCATCATTAATATCTAATACTTTTCTTTTAACAATAAAAAATTCAATTTCTATATTATCTAAAGGTATACCATATTGTTCTGAAAAATATTGTTTATATAATAATAGTTGGAATTGTTTATTTTCATCTTTTTTAGAATAATCATTCCATCCTTTGGTACTTGTTTTTATGTCTATTATCTTAAAGGTATTAGTATTTTCATTATATGTGACAACATCTAAATACCCCATGTATAATACGTTATTATACATTTTATTTGGCGCTATTACAATAGGTATTTCACAGCCTACTAAATATGTTCCTTTTTTAGAAAAATATCTACTACGTTTTTTCTTAAACCAATCTAATATATTAACCCCATCTTCAAAAAACTCTCTCATCTCAGAAGCGTCTGAAAAATGCTCATTATTATTTTTTTTATATTGAGTTTGGTATTCTTCTATAAATTTTTGATGGAATAATTCTTTAATATCTATTTCTCTATCAGCATACGCCCCACTTTTTTCATACATTACATCTAAATAGTGCTGCATTACTTCATGTATAGCAGTACCAAATACTGTGTGTATAGAAGAAGTAAATCTTTTTATTTTGTCTTTATACTGTAATTTCCATCTATGAGGGCAACTACGAAATATAGACATTTGCGAATAAGAAATGTTTTTCTGGTAGGCAAAGTTGATTTCTTGAGGAGGATTTAAACGAATCTCCTTAACTATATTTGGGATTTTTTTAGCCAAATTATTTTTTCCATTTATTACGGCCTACTAAAAGACCAATTATCCCATAATTAGCAATATCTATAAATGTATCTTCCATACCTTCACCTTTAACAAATGATCTACCATTAATTAATAAATTTTTTAAACGTGAAATTTTATCTGTAAGTCTAATACATAAACCAGTTAAAGAAAATTTCTTATCATCATTATTATTTAAATCACCACCTAAAGCAATATTATTTAAACCATAATCCATATGTTTACGAGCAAACATTTTATACATTTCTTTTTGGATTTGTCTAAATTCATCTGCTAATATTGGATATTCTAATTCAAATACTTCTATTGCATTATCTTTACTACTTTCTATAGTTTTTTTCTTTTTCATATTTCCAAAATAATTTTTAACTGAATCACTCATTTAGTAAGAGTGTTTTAGCAAAGTATTTGTCTAAGGTTGATATTCTATCATCAGCATCTACTAAAGAATTTAATGCTTCTTCAGCATTTTTGTAAAAATCTCCTGTAGAATGGTCTCCAATTCCTACAGCTTTTTCTCCTAATAATTCAAGAGATAATAATGCTTTTGCTTTATCTGCCTCTGCAGATAGTTTTAACATGTTGAATAATTTTTCGTTCATTTTAGTATAGTTTTTATTTCTTTTTTATTTAATCCTATTTCCTTTAATATATGACTTATTTTTGAGGTATCCAATATATTTATGTATTCTTTTGATTCTTTACTAGAACATTTAAAATAATTTTTAATATGGTCTACTAAATCTTTATTAGGTTGTTTAACTTTAGATTTAATATATTTGTTCCATTTATTATTTTTAGGTATAAATTCTTTGTAAATAGCATAAATTGATTTTTTTTCCTGTGGGGGATAATCTTGAACAAAATTAACTATCTCTAAATAATCAGGATTCATAGATAAAAACCTATGAATCATATAACTATTAAATACCTCCCAATCTTTATCGCTAAAAGATTTAGTTGGGGTTTTATATTGATTTATATGCTTTAACCAATCAAATATATTAGAGCAATTCATCCTTAAATTCTTCTCTTAAATCTTTAGGAAGTGTTGATTCTAATATTTTTTTAGTTTCTGGGTCAAAAAATACGGGGACAGGTAATAAAGCATCTTCATCTGTACCTGTTACAAATCTAGAAATTTTTCTTAAAACTACTCCTTGAAGGAATATACTACCTCCTTTAGAATTTTTAACCCCAGTTGTATTTTTTAAATCAATTTGAGGTTGTTGTAATTGTTGGTCCATAATTATTTATTTTTTATTAAATTTTGTATTAATGACATCGTATTAATTTCTTTATCAATACGAAAGTTTGCTTTATATTGATGTTCATTTATTAAAATAGCAGCCGTTCCTTCTTTACCCGGCATATATTCTGGTGCTTTTTCATATAGCATTCTAAACAATTCATCAAAATCATCTACATTAGCATCTGCTATAATCTGTCTAATTGTAGGATATCCCTGTTGTGAGTTTTGAGTACTTAAAATAGAAATAACTTGATCTATATAATTTGATGATACTAATATTGATTTATCTAATTTTAATTTATTATCTTGAGTAGATAATTGTATTGTATTAATACATTTACGTAAATCTGGGTAGTATTGGTTAACTAAAGGTGCTAAATCTTTAACGTTGTGTTCAATTGATTCTTTATTTAATAACCAATTTAAATGTTTGGCAACATCTTTTTTAGTTGGAGGAACTATTTTAAGTACTTGACATCTTGATTGTAAAGGATCAATAATCCTTTCTACAAAATTACAAGTCATAATAAACCTAGTAGTACGTGAAAAAGTTTCTATTATATTTCGAAGTGAAGCTTGAGCTTGAATTGTTAAAAAATCAGCTTCATCTAAAATAACTACTTTAAGAGGTTTAAAAGAAGCAACACTTGCAAAACTTGATACTTTGTCTCTAATTGTTTCTATACCTCTTTCATCACTAGCATTTATATAAAGGTGATCACAATCTAAATTTTTAACACAAATTTTAGCTAATGTTGTTTTTCCTGTGCCTGCAGGACCATAAAATATTAAATTTTGAATATCATTTTGTTCTATATACTTAGAAATAGATTTTTTAATATTTTCATTACCAACATAATTATCTAATTTAGATGGTCTATATTTTTCTACTAATAAGCTATTCTCCATATTCGCCATATATTGAATATTTTTTTACAGGTTCAGGTTTTATTTCTGTTTCTTTAGAATCAATAGCATATAAATTACTTTTTAAAGGCTCTAATCTATAACTACCTTTGAATCCAGTTTTAACCATATATGCTTCTAAAGCATCAGTTAAAGTTTTATGTAAAGGACCATCAGGTTCATTTGCAACCAATCTCCATTTATCTCCTGGTGGTACTCTTCTAGCAATTAATATATTTTTTTCTTCAATCTGTGTAGCCATAATATACGAATTTATTTTACATCATCCCCATCATAGGGTCTATTTGGGGTTGTTGTTTATCATCACTAGGTTCATTTACTACTGTACATTCTGTTAATAATACAGTACCAGCAACTGATGCTGCATTCTGTAATGCTGTTCTAGCTACTTTAGTTGGGTCAATAATACCTTCTTCTTTCATATCAACTGTTTCTTCAGTTTTAATATTATAACCTAACCAACCATCATTTCCAGAATTAATCATACCATCTGCTATAATTGTAGCAGTAACTTCTTCATGACCAGCATTAACTAAAATTTGATTGAATGGTTTTGCACATGCTTGTTTTACAATAGCTGCTCCTGTTGAATTAACTTCTAATCCTGATGAAGCATATAATAATGCTGTTCCACCCCCAGGTATTATACCTTCTTCAATAGCTGCTTTTGTAGCATGTAAAGCATCATCAACTCTATCCTTTTTCTCTTTCATTTCTGTCTCAGTATTCCCACCTACATGGATAATAGCTACTCCTCCTACAAATTTAGCTAACCTTTCTTGTAATTTTTCAGTTTCAAATGGAGTTTGGGACTTTTCAATCTGTTTTTGTAATTCCTCAATTCTATTTTCTATTGCTTCAATATTTCCTTTACCATCTACTATAGTAGTTACATTTTTTTCTACTGTAATATTTCTAGCTTCACCAAACCAATCCCAACTAAACTTATCAAGTTTCATTCCTTTTTCTTTACTAAATACTTGACCACCTGTTGTTATGGCTATATCTTCTAAAACTAATTTTCTTCTATCTCCAAATTCAGGGGATTTAACAGCACATACTTTCATAGTACCTCTCATTTTATTTACAATAAGAGTTGCTAAAGCTTCACCATCAATATCTTCAGCAATTATTAATAAAGATTTTGCTTGGGAAGATACTGCTTCTAAAATAGGAAGTAAATCTTTTACTTGAGTTAATTTTTGATCCAAGATTAAAATCATAGGATTTTCTAAAACTGAAGTCATACTATTATTATCAGTAACAAAATATGGAGATTTAAATCCTCTATCAAATTGCATCCCTTCAACAGTTTCTAAATAAGTTTCTCCTGTTTTAGATTCTTCAATATGTACTACCCCTTCCATTCCTACTTTTTCAATTGCTGTCGATATTAATTTCCCAGTTTCGGAATCATTATTTGAAGAAATTGTAGCAATTTGTTCTAATTGTTCTTCACCTGAAATATCTTCTGAAATTTTGGTTCTTAAATTTTGTACTACTATTTCAACTGTTTTATCAATATCTCTTTTAATTTGAACTGCATTTTCAGCATTATTTAGAGCATTTAACCCTCCTTTAATCATTTCTCTAGCTAATAAAGTAGAAGTAGTTGTACCATCTCCTGCTTTCTCAGCAGTTTTAATTGCTGCTTGTTTTACTAATTGAACTCCTAATTCTTGATTAGGATTTTTTAGTGATATAGATTTAGCTACAGTTACACCATCTTTTGTTGATTGGGGTGTACCTTGTTCATTTGCTATAACTACATTTCTACCATTAGGTCCTAATGTTGATACAACAGCATCAGCTAGAATATCAATTCCTTTTACTAGTTGGTTTCTTGCCTCTGAACCAAATTCTATTTGTTTACTCATATTAAATATCTGTTAAATGTTCTTTTTCTATTTCTGTTAATTTTGTTTCAGCTAAAGCATCTTCAATTGTTACTGTTTGGTTTAATTTTGCCAAAACCTGATTTTCAGGTCCTACATAATATTCTTCTCCATTATAGGGTAATTTAGTAAAACCCATTGTAGGTAGTACTACAGTATCACCTTCTTTTAGTATAGTAGGTATAAAATCTCCTGTTATTGTTGGTTTTCCTGGACCTACAGCTATAACTTCCCCCATTTCATTTTTTTCTTTTCCTAAATCTGGTACAATGATATTACCATAAGTAGTTTCTTTTGATTCTATAGGTTTTACTATAACGGCATCAAATAGTGCTTCTAATTCCATCTGTATAATTTTTAATATTATTTTCTATTGTTTTAAATTCTTGTAAAAATGTTTGTAAAGAAGAATATTCTTTTTTAGTATGTAATTTTTCATTAGATATTTTTTCTAATGCTTGTTTAAAATTACAATAATACCCTTGTGGTTTTGAATATTCAGTACCTTTACCTTTAGATCTAAAGTGATCTTCATTAGGGATAATCCTTTCATTAACTGTGTAACACATATCATCTTTAGTGACATAATATGGTTCTAATAAAGGATCCGAAATTACTGTGAGACTTTTTGGTTTTCTAGACATATATAACTTTATTTATTTGGACGTGAATATACGAACAATATTGCGCTAGGACACGCTTTTTTAAATAACTTTTATTTTATTTTTATTGACTTTGGTTTAGCTTCTTCAGCTAAAGGTATAAAAATTTCTAGTAATCCATTTTCTAAAGTTGCATCTGTTTTTAACAAATTAAATTTAGGTGCAATTTTGTATCTTAAATCAAATGATTTTTTAGATAAACCATTATGGATCATCCCTTGATGGAAATCTTCCTCTTCTGGTTTTTTATAGTTTATTTTTAAAGTATCCCCTTCAATATCAAGGATAACATCTCCTTTAGTTAACCCTGTACAGGCAACTTCAAAGTGAAGTCCTTTATCATCGAAGAAAATATTAAGTGGGTGTGGGTGTTTTGTGTTTGTAACAGGATTAAATACGCTGTCAGATTTAAAGTGATTCCTAAATAGGATGTCGAAAGGACTTAAGTGTCTTTCTAATAATTGTAATGTACTCATATCATTTAGTTTTGTGAGGCCGAAGCTCTCGATTAATTTAAACATAACATCGTGCCCTAGCTACAATTTTATGTTCTATTATAAATATATTATTTTTTATTTCTATTCATTTCTTGCTACATAATATTCAGAAGTAATTTCTTCTGAAGTAAAATTTAATTTTAAAATACCAGTAGTTGATAATTTTAATTGACCCTTAAACATATCCTTATTTGAATTTAAAATGTCCTTAAAAATATTGGAATCAAAAGGAATTTGAATATCACTTTCAGTAATATTACCCTGAATTTTGTAAGATATTTTATTTGAAAAACCTGTATTATCTCCAAATATAAATTCACATATATTATTACCATCAAAATCTGTTGTAGTTGTTATTAACATTGAATTTACATCTCCTAAAGCATTTTTAGCTTTAATTAAACGGTCTATATCTTCAGGCTCTAATGTTAAATCAACTTCCCATTCTTCAGGATCTTCATAATATGTATTTTTACCTAAAATAAGAATATCAGCTAAAGAATAAGTTAAATCAAAATTTAAATCAGCAATATGCATTTTAGTGTATACTGCTTTTATTTTTTCTAAGGAAATCATTAAATCCCCATTAGTAATAGATATTAATTTACTTAATTTATTAGTATCAAATACCCCTAATTCTGCATCCTCTAATTGGAAATTATTTAACACTACTTTACATACTCTCCCAGATTCCCCGGCATATATTGTTAAAGTATTATCTTTAATTCTCCATTTTACTTGGTTGTTTAAACCATTTAGATAATACTTAGAAATAATACTTGTTAATTGGCTTTTATTTATCATAACGATAATATACGAAATTTATTTTAGATTTCAAAGGATTTTAAAGCATTTGTATAAGGATTTAAATCTAAAGACCAACCTAAATCACTAAAAAACCCTTCTAATTTATTTAATAATATTGAATCAAATACTTTTTGTCTATCAGCATAAATGTCTAAAAAATTTTTTATTTTATCAGGCATTTCATAGTTTTGATAGGCTAAAGCTTCTATTTTATAAGGATTATCTTTTAAATAAATCCATTTAACTTTATCCGCCATAGTAATTAAATTATATTTTCTATCTAATTGCCATAGTCTTAATAAATCATTATAACGGATAGCTGCTCTTACAGGAGCAGGAGCACCCTTTAATATTTCAGTAAACATTTCCCCTGCTCTAGCTCCTGTTCCTGAATATTTTTCTAATTTTTTAACTGAAGTAGGGTTACCTAATTTAGTTAAAGGTATTTCACCTCCTAGTATTTGTTTTTTAAATACTTTTATTTGATTAATTATACTATCTTTTTCTTCTCCTTTTAATACTTGTTGTAAAATATTATGAAAAAAATCACCTAATATAGGTGGAAAATTAGCTTTCATAAATTCTAAACCTTTAATATCTAGATTTTCTTTTTCTATACCTTCCTGTTTAGTAATCCACTGTGCATATCTTCTAGTAGCTCTAAAATAAGCGGAACGGATAACACATTCTGTTTTCATTTCTAATCTATGATTAGAAACATTGAAGCATTCTTTAGCTAACACATTATAATAATCTGTTATAATGTCTTGATATTCCATTGCAATTTTTTCTAACTTATCATCTTTTTCTTTATCACTATAAGATTCAAAATTAGGATACAAATGTTTTAATATGGGTTCTGCATCTAAATATACTGAATCTGTATCCATATAAGCACAATAATTTGTATCTTCTTTATCACAAATCCACCAAGGTGTTTCTTCTAAATGCTTCATACTAAAATGATCTCTCTCCAGAAATAGGTGGGAGGTTTATAGGTTTTTCTCCTTGAGAATTTAAATCTGATCTTTCTTTTAAAAATATTTTATATTTAATACCTTTAATTTTAAATTCACCTCCTTGTTTTAACATTTTTCTGAAGAATCTTTCTTGTCTTTCATCCCAAGATTCACTAATTATAATTAATTCTTCTTTAGAAATTCTATCTTCATTAACTAAGATATCCATTCCTTTTCTTATTGATTGTTTTTTTAATGCCATATTATTTTCTATTATAATCGTCTTCTATTCTTATTATATCATCTTCTCCAAAATAATCTCCAGTTTGTACTTCTATAAATTGAATTAATTCATCAGTTTCATTCCAAGCTCTATGTTTAGCTCCTAATGGTATTCTTATTGATTGACCTGGTCCCCTAAATAGTTTTTCATCATCTAAAATAATAGTTAAATTACCTTTAATAATAGTCCAAGTTTCTTTTCTTTTATAGTGATATTGATATGATAATCTTGATTCCGGAGCAACAGTAATTCGTTTTACCTTACATTCAGGGGAATCTAATAATACTTCGTACATACCCCAAGGTCTGCTTTCTACTTCATATTTCATATTTCTAACTTTATTTGCCCTTTTATTACTTTATTCATATGTCTATTAGCACATAAAGCTGATTCTTGTATAATTCTGTGGCCTGATAAGGTAATTGCTTCACTTAATACAGATAAACTCATTCCATATCTAAATGAAGGTAAAGCAGTAGCCCCATATAAACTATTAAGTAAAATCTTCATAGTATATTGCATTAAATAAAAATATGCTCCTTTTTCTTTATTTCCTGTTTTATATGCTTTTTTCATTTTATTTTTATATTCTACTCTTTCATCAAACCATTTATTTAGAACAGTAGATAAGGTAGATTCTCTATCAGTAGTAAATAAGCAACCATTAGCAGACATAGCTAAATTATTTTGTTCTACCATAGAAATTAACTTACTAACGTTAACTCTAGTTTGGCGTCCCTTAGCATTTTCAACTAATAATTCTTCATCTTGGTCACGTTCTTTCAAATCATTAAGGCCTAATCTATTATTACGATCATCAGCATCTATAATACGGCCCTTAAATGTTTCTCTACCTATGTTTAAAGACATAATAATAGATGGATATAGTGATGTTAAATCTTCATCAAACATGTATTTATATAACCCTGCTTTAGGACAAAAAAGATAACCCCCAGCGTATCCTTTTTTACTTCTAGGATTAGGATCTTTAGGAGGGGGAATTATATTTTGACTTAATAAATAAGCTGAAATTGCACCGTCTTGGGTTTTACTATTAGCATAAACTTCACTATAATTATGCTTTCCCTTATGTGATAGGTTTTTAGTTAAAGCTATATATTGAAGCTTTTCATCTAATAACTTTAATATTTCAACATCACGGAAATTATACTGAATATATTTTTGTAGGTCAATCTTAAATAATTGATCTAAATTTCCTTCATAGTCTATTTTACCTATACCTGTATATTTTTCCCCAATAGCATCTAATTTCCAACTAGGTTCATCTTTCCAACTATACTTTTTATGCAATCTCATATAATCTAGAGATTCAACTCCCATAATATCTACAAATTGGTTTCTTTTATAAAAATATTGGTTATTTTTTTTAGCATTAACTTTACCTAAAGGGGATAATTGATCTGCCCATTCTTTACCTAATACATTACACATTCTATAATATAAATAAGGTATATCAAAATAATCACTATTATAACCAATTAAAATATCAGGATCAATTTCTCTAAAACGTTCTAAAAAGGTTGCTAATAATTCTTGTTCAGTTTTAACTGGAACAATTTCTTTATTTTTAGCTTTTGTTCTTTTTAATTCACTTTTATCATCACGAACTAATATAACCCAAGTATCTGATGTTTTATCCCAATATGCTATTGTTGTAATAGGCATAGGAGCTCTTTCAATATATTCTTCAGTTAATGCCCCTCCTATTTCACATTCAATATCAAAAAATAATTCTTTATGGCCAGTAGAAGGTTTATCATTAGTACCATATTTTTCTATTAGAAATTTTTGATATGGAGTTATATCATGAAAATGAAGATTAGAAGTATTTTTATCCCATTTATAAATCTTTTTAAGAGATTCTCCACTTAAACCTTTATGAGTAGCATCTTCATCTGAACATTCTTGGTAAGCATAATTATACCACTCAATTTCGTCATATCCAGCATGATCCCATAGATGAATTTTATATTTATTTCCCCCTAATCTAGTAGAATATGCTTTTTTATACATTATATAATAGTCCCAGGATCATAATTAGGTTTACATTTATCTACTTCTTGTTCTGTAAAGAATTGATTAAGATCAGGTCTATAATATTTAATTGATTTCATAACCTTTCTATCTCTAGTTCTATATACTACAAATTTCTCCTCCACCTTTTCATAGTGACATGGCTCATTTTGTTCTTTAGAACGGAGGGTGACAGTTTCCATGGCCTCTTCTTCAGTGATACAAGACTTTGACATATTGCTTCCTTGTACTTCTTGATAGGCTGGCCATATCTTATCTTTAAGGCCGTGTAACATAGTACCGTTCCCAAGGGAAACATAAGCAATATCACACAGAGCATCCAAAACTTCCACGATGTCTCCGTTTTCGCAAGCCTGTCTATATTCTTCCAATTCTTCAAGTATAAAGTCATATACGAATTGCCATTCTTTTTTTTCTGGTATTGTGGGTTCATATTTATTCGGTTTTCCAAATGTTTTATTAAATTCTTCTACTTCATCTACAAAAGGTACACTTTCTAAATCATGTGCACAACAAGGATTAGATTCTAGTTTTGGGTGTTTATTCATTTTTATTTAATTTATTTGTGTTTTCTTTAGGCATGGTTAATCCTCCAATAGTATGTAATTTATTATCTTCTTCTGACCATGCCACAGAGTTATCTTCTCCTTCTGCAAATTCTAAAAATTCATCTGATTGGAAATAATCGGGTAAAGCTTCTGAATCTTCTTTTTCCCAAGGATAAACTATCCATTCTTCACCTGCTTCTTCGGCATAAAAATTAGGTTTAAATTTTGATGTTGGTTTATGATGTAAAACGGCATGATAAACTCCTGGTGCTTTATCTAGAGTATACCCTGTATCATTAATATCATCTATAACTAAAGTATTTCTAGTTGGATGTATAACTAATGGTATTCCTAATTCATGTGAAATCATTACTGCAGGAATTAAACCACCTCTAGGTATTCCCATTACTGAATCTATGTTTGGATAGTCTGTTAATATTTTTAATGATAATATTTCAATATACTCCTGTATATCAGACCATTTAAGAAATATTTTAGATGTTGTGTCCTCCATTGTTTATTTTTAATGAATCAAAAAATTCTTTACGTGCTTGATTTGAATCTTCTCTAAAAGCTCCTGATGCTTTAGTAGTTACCATTGCTGCTCCAGCATGTTTAACTCCTCTACAAGATACACAATTGTGAGTCCCAACTATAGTAACAATAACTCCTTTATTATTTTCAGTAATTTTATCTACAGCATTATGGATAGCAGATGTTAATTGTTCTTGAATAGCTCCCCTTCGACCAAATAACTCTACAATCCTATTTAATTTAGATAAACCAATTACTTGACCATTTTCTCCTGATATATAACCTATATGAACTACTCCTCCAATAGTTTGATGGTGGTGAGAACACATTGAAGTTAACGGTATATTACGTTCTATAATAACACCATCATAACCATCCGATGGGAATGATGTAATAGGAGACATCGCTGTGTATCTACCTTCCCATAAATCATTAACATAAGCCTTAGCTACTCTACGAGGGGTTTCTATAGAATTCGGATCATTTCTCCAATCACACTTTAATGCATCTAAAAACTTACCATAAGCTTTTTCAGCATTATTAATTATTTTTTCCTTTTGTTTATCTGTAAAAGGAAATCCTTCAGCAACTCCATTTGCATAACCTACTTTTACTACTTCTAATTCTTCGTGAATTTTTCTACGTTTGTTCATTTATATAACTTTCTAATTTATCTAATAATACTAATACTTCATCAGGTTCCATTGTAATGGCACAACAAGTATTTACATTTTCTTTTACTTCGTCCAATATACGAAGGGCTTCTTGCTTATCCACTATACTTCACGTTGGTCTTCAAATGCTATGATATGAGGTCTCCAAGTCATTCTATAACCATTGTCTCTAACCCAATCAAATAATATAGGATAAGATCTAAACAATGCTTCTCTAGAATCACCTGCAGGCATAAACCATACTTTTTCAGGTTTAACATCTAATATAGAAATACATTCCATAATTTCAGCTAATGCTTTTTTATCTTTACCATCCCATACAGGTTTAATGTGATAATCTGAGTGGTAAGCTATTGATTGTTTAATTGCTTCATAATTAAGCCTAAGCTTATTATGTCTATCAATCATTCTTTGGTCTGTAACAGCTCCTTGAGGTGTAGATACCCCAAGTACAGGTACACTATTGGAGAACTTAGGACTAATAGAAAGCAAATTAATAGGATAATCAGTCGGTAAAAAATGACTTCCTTCAGTTTCAATAGTAATAAAGATATTTTTTTCATTTGCAAAGTGGGTTAATTCATTTACTAAAGCAGAATGCATAGTAGGTGATCCCCCAGTTAACATCATTTCTTTTATATGAGGATTATCCTCATACATTTTAATAATATTATTAAAATTAAATTTTCCTTTTTCTGGGTGGATTGAAGTATACCAAGAATCACACCATCCACCTTCACCAAAATAGCAACGATGTGTGCAACCCGTAGTTCTAATTACAACAGTTGGGTAGCCTGCTCTACTTCCCTCACTTTGTACCGCGGTATAAATTTCTACAATTGGAAGATTTTTATTATAATCTTCGATTCTTTTAAGTTGTTTGTGTTCCATATAAATTTTTTAAAGTGGTTTTTTATTCACTATTATAACTTTTATTCTACATAATACGCAGCATTTTTCCCATGCTCCATAAACTTAACCTTAGTAACTTTTACTCTATTTTGAGTTTCAATTTTAACAAATTCATTAAGCTTCTTATAAATATATTCAGCAAATTTTTCAGCACCAGTAGCTGGTATTATTCTTACTTGGGCTACTCCTGCTTCACCCATTTGTTCAAATGCTTTAAGATAAGGATCATCTTCAGCTATAATTAAAGTATGATCAAACATATAATCCATCCATTCTTTAGGGGATTTACCATCAATTTGAGTTTTAGCTCTTTTCATTCCACCAAAATCCCATACCCAATTCCTTTCATCTAATTCACCTTCAAAATATACTTTAAATGAAATCCCATAACCATGTATAAATTTACAATGAGTTGTTTCTGCTTTCCATTGTCTAAATACAGTAGAAAAACCATCAAATATTTTACTTGATTGATATTTACCCATTATAAAAATTTAAAATTTGATCTTTTGATAATACTCCTACTTTTTTATCTTTAACTTCTCCGTTTTCTAATAAAACTAAAGCAGGTATATTTCTAATTCCATATTTAATAGATTGATCTTGATTAGTATCAACATCAATTTTTTGATAGTTAATTTGGCCTGATAATGATTCCATAATAGGACCTAATGTTTTACATGGACTACACCATGCTGCACTAAAATAAAGTATTTTTTTCATTTATCTAATTTTTGTTGTAATTTTCTTATTAAATCATAGTTAGGATTTACTTTTAATTTTTCAAATAAAAGTTGTTCTCTTATTAACTTTTTAGAGATATTTTTTTTATTCATATTTAAACTAATTCCTCTATTATTCCAATTATCTCACTCAATATAAGAATAATAGCTGCGGTTTCCAAATTAAAAGGAAGAAAACCATAACCTACTATTCTAATAGTAGATTTCATAAAACTTACTCTTTGGTGTAAGTAAGCATCTGGAAGTTCTTGTTCGTTTTTACTCATAACTTATTTATTTTTTAAAATTAATTGTTGTCTCGACAGGTTTCGAACCTATACTCTTCTGGACCAAAACCAGACGTGTTACCAATTACACCACGAGACAAATCCTTTAAATGTTACGATATCTTCTTTTATCGCTCCATTGTACCTTTTTGGTATTACCTAACTTACTATACTTACTAACTTTTGAGTTAAAAGCATTTCTATCATTATTAAGTTGGGTATTACCGTTTTGCTGACTATTTAAATCCATTACTTTATACTTAATATTTTTTATTATTAATATACATATTATTTAGTATAAGTAGCAAGCACTTTCTCAACATGAGCTTTTGCTATTTCATAATCAACTTCACCAGTTTCGTCTTCATATTGAACAGGATCTTTCCTACCCAAAGCAATAAATGCTTCAATTCTTTCAACAGATGAAGCAGATTTATAATCACTGTTCCCACTAGGAAAAGGCTTATAACTAGTATTAGTTCTAGAATAGACTTCATCGAATTCAATATTTAAAATTTTACATAATTTTTCACCATCTTGTAAAATACCAAATTTGTCAGTATCTAAATATGGGGTAAAATAACCTACTCTATCTGCATCCCAATTACCAATTCTAAAAGCTGCATCATCTGCATCCCTAAATTCTTGTCTACAATCAGGATAAACTGCATGATCACCCGCATGAATACCTAAAGCGATATCACAAGTTTCTTCTGTTTTATTTGCTACAGATAATGCTACTGCCTGAGTAATAGAAGCAAACATTTTATTTCTATTAGGAACAACTGTTTCTTTCATATTATCTTGTTCATAATGTCCTTCAGGTACATCTTTCCCGCCTTCAGTTAATGCTGAATCTAATAAATCTACTAAACCATCTAGTTTAATTTGACGATAATTTACTTTGTGACCTTTACTTGCAAGGTAATCAATTAATTGTTGGGCTCTTTCAAGTTCAACTCTATGTTTTTGACCGTAATCAAATGAGATACCTGTTACTGTATCATACTTTTCGATAGCTCTTAACAATAGGGTGCTACTATCCATTCCACCACTTAAACTTACTACACAATGTGCCATAATTTATTTATTTAAAATTTGCCAGGTATTTCGCGTATAGGCTAACGCTTGTTTAAATTTGCATTTTATATATAATCGAACATACGAAAATATAGTTGATATCCCAAACCCCCCTATAAGAAGAGTCCAAATATTTGGATGAAAGTGCTCTCCACAAAACCCTAATGCGTGTTTTATTACTTCTGCCATATATCTATTTTTTTAATATTATTTATTTCTCTGAATTTAGTTGTATTATGAATAATATTTAAATATTGGATGTCTTCAAATTTAATATTAAAATGATCATTCATATTAGCTTTAGGCTTATTATTTAAACCATGATCTTTATACTCTATACCTTCTAAAGCCGCCATTACAGGATTAGAAGTATCAATTGATTCTATTCTTGGGTTGTTATTATACCATCCAAATTCTTGAGGTATTGAACATCCCAATAAGTGAAATTTAATATTTTTTAACTGTTTTAGCTTTAATAAACCTTGTACAAATCGTACTCTACCTAATGCTTTTCCCATATCTGGGTTATTATGTGGAAAAAAATCATTATACCAAGTAGCACCATATGATACACATAGTTTATCATAACCTAACCCCTGTAGTAAACTAGCACATAAGTATGCTTGGTTTTTATCTTCACCTTGGATTACTGCTATTTTTTTAGTTCTCTTAGGAAATTTAAATTGTAACCAATATTTAGCTTGAGCAGCTGTTTGGTGACAATTCATCCAAACATCAGGTACCATAAATTCATTTGGTTCTAATTCAGTTACCCAATAACGTAATCTATTATAATCATATGCTTCACCTAACTCATGAAGTGAATTATCCATAATAACATACCTACCTTTATCTCTGGCATTGATAAAATATTGTTTATATTCCTCATCTTGGTCTAATAAGTGAGGTAAACAATAATCATAATCATTAAATTCAGTTGATGCTGTTAATAAACAGCGAGGTACTTCATGGCTTACTTTCATATACTTAATTTTTTAGGTCGTCCTCTACGCTTTAAAGGGTAGGGGGCATGAACTATTTTATATTTATCTTCTATAATATAATAAAGATCTATTAAAGAACCACTACATTTTAACATTTCTTCTTCAACTTGTTCTCTATTACATTTAAAATATTTTGTGAATTCGATAGTTAAAGAATTTAACCTTTCAGCTTCATCTTTTTCAAAGTCTTCAATTAAACGTTTTCTTCGAGCCCTAATAACAGAAGTTTTTTCAAGATATTTACCATAATCCATCTCACATTCTTCTAATATATCATTTAGCTGATATTCGACTTGGTATTGTTGGGCTTTATAACATGAATAATCAAAATCACCATTGAATATACGTTCACGAAGTGGTTTACGATTATCTAATGGTTTATTCTTTGGTTGATAACTTCTCCACCACCTAAACTGGTTATAGTTTATTTTTTGATATTGGCTTAATTGTTTTTCTACTTGTTTTTTTGACAGGGGAATATCAAACATATAACTTTTATTTGCCGTGAATATACAACCTTTATTTTAGGTATCCAAATTAAATTTAACTTTTAATTACTACAATTTACTTCATATTCTTCCCAGTCTTTAGTAGGATCTTCATTAGGAAAATAGAAACACTTTGTAGAATTGTCTTCTAAAAATTTTATATGTTTTTCAAAACCTAAGGGTAAAGTAGCTCCATTTGCCATAACTGAATCTGAGAATATAACATTAATGGTAACTTCTAGATCTTGTTCATCGTCCCATACTCTTTCTTCTTGTTCTAATAATCTCCATGCTCCTCTATTAAGTTTATCTTTTTGTAAAGCACAGTTAAGGAATGAAAATGTCTGTCTTAAGTTTTCGTAGGAATCAGAAAAAGTAGCGGCAGGTGCTAGATGACCTTTATCATAAGGAATACCTTTATAATCATTATTATCAGAAGTGTAGTAATTTTTTTCTGTTCTAAAATTCATAGAACCTCTATCTACGTTTTTAGGTCTGTCTGTAGATAAATAAGTTAAAGTAATAGGTTGTTGTTTACTTTCTGAATAATAAACAGTAAATATTGGTGTTTCAACTGTAATGTCTTCACAACATTCTCTTTTTTCTATAATATTTTCTTGGGCAGTACAACTTAATGCTAATAACATTAAAAATAAAACATAATATTTTTTCATTTTTCTAAGGATTTTTTAATTTTATTTATTTCTTCTTTAAATTTATTTACTCTAAACCCTGATACCCCAGGTTTTATTTTTTTCTCTAATTCTTTAATTTTATTTTCGGCAATTGATCTTTCGTTTTCGTCAATAATTCCATCTTTATTTAAATCTAAATCATTAAATTTTTCATCTTCATAATGTTCCCCATCATTTCCATTTTGACCAATAATATTCATTCTTTGTTCATCTTCTTCATTATAAGAAGACCAAAAATTTTTATCAAACTCTTCATCTATTTGATGGGTATTAGTAGAAAAAGAAGAAGATTTTTTAATATCAATATCATCTTCCCAAATTAAAGTTTGAGTGGGTTTCTTTTTTAGATTTTCTTTTTCTACCTTTTTTTTAGGTGGAAAAGCTTTAACAAAAGCAAAATTTGATGCTATTACAAGAGATATAGCTAAAGGATCAAATACAAATATAATAACTAATAATAGTATATTAATTATTTTATCCATAGGAGCCCCAGTTAAACCCGAAAGATACTGTAAAGGTCCTAATTCACCTGCTATATCTAAATTATTTTCTAAATCTAATATTTTAAGTTGATATTTTTGTAATGAATCTGCTACTATTTCCCTTTTAGATTGAATAAATTTTCTATTTTCTTCTTCAACTTCAATACGTTTTTGCGAAAGCCTAAGTTCGGTAGTAGAGATGGTTTGTCTAACGCCCCCAGATACCGTGGTGTCTCGTACTTGGATCGACTGAGCTTTGGCATTAGAAAGAATATTAATATTACTACTAATTCTTTCAAGTTCTTTATCATAACGTATAACATCTTTTTCATAAAAATCTTTTTTCTGCGTTAAAAAAATTGTTTGATTTTCTTTAATAGTGAGTTGTCTATAAGTATCTTGATATGCCGCACTTAAAAACCCATATATCCCCATACTAGTAATTAATACTAATACTACAGTAGCTACCGTAAGATACGTTCTAAGTATTTTATTTATAGTATCCCAATATTGGTAAAGTAAAGAAGCAGTAACTAACTTAGCTATCTCTAATGAGCCAGCCATTATAATTACTTCGAATTGTGCTCCTGCAAATAATTTAGATAACCCACTAACTGAATAAAATGCTGCTGAGGCACTAACAGATAGAGCAGAAAATCCTATTAAGAAAGGTAAAATTCCTTTTTTTATTGTTTTAAACATAAATGTGGAAATAAATATACGAAAATTTATTTAATTATCCAACTAAGGATTCTTTAAATAATTTCCAATTAAAAGCAGAACCAGGATCAACTTTTCCTTTTCCTTTGCCTCTTACATGGTCTCCACTACAGTCTGAGTGCCTTATAACATTATTAACTGGGATATTATATTGTTTCATCCACCATTTGCAAGTATCTACTGCACTATCAAACTGTTCTTGTGTATAAGTTCCAGGTTCTTCAATAGCTTTTAAGAAACTACCATAAGTTTGTTTACCAGGTACTAATAATTCGAATCCTAAATAATGAGAATTTAAATGTTGAATTCCATCCCATTCTGATTTACCAGCATGTGAAGCTTTTCCTGGTGATTCTATCATTTTTTCATAGTGTCCATTAGGATGAATAAAACCATGTACTGATAGTTTTAGTTTTTTTAAAAAATCATATGCATTTATCCATTCACCTTCCCATTGAAGGTACTCTCCCATAGAATGTATTACTATTCCTTTAGGTACTATTGCCATAATTTATTTTTCTTTACTAAAGATTTTACCTGCTTCAGCAATTCCAAATGAACCAAGTGTAATGATTACGAATGAATTATAGATAAACTCTTGTATTACTAAATCTTTTCCAAAAAATCCTGTACCAATATCAGCAATTGCAAATAAACACATCATTGCAAATGATGCAAATCCTACTACTGATTTTTCATTGATATCATTATCATCTTTAAACATATCTTTGAAAGCCATATATTTATTTTTTAAATAATTAAACATAATAAAACATTTTTATATGAAACGTATTTATCATAAATATTAAAAAGCAAACCTTGCTCCAACAGTTAAAGCAAACGTCATAGGGATATTTTTATCTGTATTATGAATTGTAGTTATTCCTAAGTTTGCATTAAATCTTTGAGATAATCTATAACTATTATTTAATCCTATTATATAAGTAAAGTTCTCAAAAGGAATAATTTTTAAATCTAAAGGTCTAACTGTTACTGGTAAAGACAGTGCTACCATTGGAGCTAAGGTAAGTTTTTTGCTTTGACCTATTTGATATGGCTTAGTAGCAAATCCTGTGATAGACGTAGTAGATGATATTTCTCCAAAAGACCTAATTAACCCAGTACTTAAAGCATATCCTCCAACTGCACCTTTAAACTTATTATCTTTTTGACCCATAAAGACTCTACTATAACTATACGATAACATAGTAGTACCGTACATATACATAAAGTTAACTGAGTTAGTATCTACATAATGAATAGAACCTTTATCCATAAACGTTCCAAATAATTCTTTTTCTCCAGTAAAAGGGTTATCTAAATAATAATTAACTGGTTTATCATAAGCCCACCATACATTACTAACTGAAGTACCAACCATAAATTGTTGCATATTAGACCATATCATAGCATTGTAGCTATAAGTTGTAGTACCTATTAAGTTAGCTTGTGTCATTCCAAAAGATGCTGCTGTACTTACAGTACCATCTATCATTTGCATAGTTACTAAGTTAGCAGCTATAACAGGTGGCTGTCTTTTCTTTTTCTTTTTCTTTTCTTCTTCCTCTTCTTCTTCTTCACTATCGTCAGATTCTTCCTCTTCTTCTTCCTCCTCTTCTTCATCTTCCTCTTCTTCCTCCTCTTCTTTTTCTTCTTCTTCCTCCTCTTCTTCTTCTTGTTCCTCTTCTTCCTCTTGTTCTTCCTCCTCTTCTTGTTCTTCTTCTTCAGACTCTTCTTCGCTTTCTTCTTCTGAGTCATCACTTTCTTCATCATCTCCACCTTCGTCATCATCCCCGCTATCGTCGTCATCACCACTATCATCATCATCACTATCTCCTCCCTCATCATCGTCCCCACTATCATCATCTCCTCCGTCATCATCACCCCCATCATCATCGCCGCCGTCATCGTCACCTCCATCTGAATCGTCACTATCACCTCCGTCGTCGTCACCACCATCATCACCATCTCCACCATCCGAATCGTCGCTATCACCTCCGTCGCCTCCATCATCTCCTCCATCACCATCAGAATCACCTCCATCTCCAGAATCACCTCCACTGTCGTCTCCGTCTCCTCCACCATCGGAATCACCTCCACCGTCATCGCCTCCGCCTCCGTCAGAGTCTCCTCCTCCATCAGAATCACCACCTCCACCATCGGAATCTCCTCCTCCATCTCCACCGCCACCAGAGTCTCCTCCTCCGTCACCGCCACCGCCGTCACTTCCGTCAGATCCTCCACCACCGCTATCTCCAGATCCTCCTCCTGAATCACCAGACCCTCCTCCGGAGTCTCCTCCACCGCTGCTTCCTCCACTATCACCAGATCCTCCAGATGAACCAGAGTTAGATGAACTACTATTATTGTTAGTAGCGTTATTAGAAGCTGTATTACTACTGCTTGTAGCGTTAGAAGTTGTATTTGTAGTATTGGTACTGTTAGATTGGTTAGTAGAACATTGACTTAAGTTCTTCCAGTATTGATAGGTTTGTTCTAACCACGTTTGTAAGGCACCGTTTTGAAATTCGGCTGAAGTAAAGACTTTAGATCTATCGTAAAAAGTAATAACTGTAGATCCTCCTAGCTGTACGGTAAAAACTTTAGTTGCACCAGTACATCTATCAGTATAAGTCTGAACTATCTGTTGTGAGTATATTCCACTAAATGAAAATAGTAGAAATAATATTATTAGTTTTCTCATCCATTAATGATCAAATATTTTCTTTTGTCTCATTCTCTTTACTATTTTATAGACAGCAGTATTAAGAGCTTTCTTTGTAGCAGTTCCTATGGATGATTGGTTAAATGCTACTTCTTCTAAGTTAGCATCGTTTAAGAGAGTCATTTCCCTTGTAGTAGTTGACTTACCTAAACCAGATCCAGTCATATAGACTCCGGTTTGAGCATCAACTAATCTTACTTGTAAACCTAATCTAGTAACAAGTTTATTTTTAATACCGTCTTTCAGGTTAATAGTTTCATCCTCAGATATACTGAAATCATATACTTCTATATAACCAAAGTATTTAGCAGCAGTTATGTTACCTACTAACTTTAATTTTTCAGAAGTAATTCCTCTTTGAGAAGCTTTATATTGAGCTACCATTCTATCTTTTATTTCATCTCTAGTTTCTACGAACTCAAATCTAAATGTTTCGTCCATAAACGCTACAGTTATATTGGAAAGACCTAAACCTACGCGGTAATCTCCTAGTTCCGGATACTGTTCAAGTACTTGTTCATTAACTCCAATGGATAGGATAGCGACAGGGACTGGCATACCATCATATTCTGGTATTTGATATACAGATGCTTGTTTTTCAAAGCCTGCTGTGTAGTCTTCTGTAACTGTTTTACCTAATACCTGACCAGATGCTGTAAATCCAAATAGAAATGCTAATAAAAA